CCAGTTACAGTTCCAAAGTCATCAACAACTGCTACGTGAATTGCATCATTATGTGCATTTCTTGAAGCAGAATAGTTGTTGTCTACAGGTCTTGGAGCAAGGTTCTTCCAGAAGATTGTAGAATTTGTTAGACCAAGAGTCTGTTGATCATACCAGTCAACAGCAGTTGCTACAGTGGCAGTTTTGACATTAGCACCTGAATTTTCTACAAATGTCAATACATCTGCAACTTCAATAGATTTGCCAGCATCACCTACTTGATAAGTAATGGGATATTCTGTGCCAGAGTCAGTTGCCATACCAGAAACTCTGGAAACAATCTTGACATCAATAGAACTCTTCATTTGTGAAGAGGAATCAGTTGTAACACCAGTGATTATTCCCTTGAGATAACCAGTAAATTGTGTTGTTGTTCCAGCACCTGGTGCTGCAACATTAGAAAGTTGAACAGTTACACCAAATCCAACAGTTGCACCAGCACCTACAGGACTTGTTGTAGTAATACCAATTGTTTGGTCTGCAAAATTATCAATTGTACAGACTTTAAGGTTTGTATTTACTTCACCTGCTTCTTTTGACGCATAGAAGAAATCTGTTCTTGATGAATAATTTGCTTCATAATCATCATAATTTTTAATTTTTAAAGTGGTAGATGCAATTGATACACCAGCATTTGCATTATTCAGACCACTACCGTCTATTCTAACTACCTGGAGAGTTCCACCATATGAGAGATACTCAGATGCAACCATCCAATCCTCATATTGTCTGTCATTTGACTGGGGACGACCAAATACATTTATTAACTGACTCTGACTTGAAATCAGAACAGATTCTTCAATAGGACCACTTTTGAATGGTGCAGCAATTGCACCAATATTATCAAGAACATTATCAGCTCTACCAACTGTAAGGTCAACTTCCCTGACCAATACACCTGGAGATAATTGAGGAGTTGCCATTAAATTCTCTCCTAAAAGTTCTCATGATTGACTGAAATTATTTATTGTTTTGTATGGTTTCAGTGGGGAAACAATGCATGAACTACCAATCTGGGTATTGCCAATCACAAAATGGTGTCTTCTTTTTTCTACTATCTACAATTCTTTTGATGGTACATTCTTTACACTCATAAGAAAAAGATGATGCAGTGGGTCCTCTATCTTTTCTTGTTCTGTAAAATGAATCTACAAGATTTTTTCTCTCTCCACAAGATCTACATTTTCTTTCATCTAAAAGTAGATGTCCTAATTTAAACTGCTCATCAAAATTCATTATTTTTCTGCTGCATATAATGCAAAAGTGGATGTTGTAATGACTGTCATCATATTAGCAATATGTTGTTTAGTCTCTGAATCACAAGACTTTCCAGGTAAAAAACAACCTAGAATAGTTGATCCAGTTATCACTAACTGAAAACAAATAACAATTCTTATTAAATTTATAACTTTAATCTTGGAATCCATTACCTATAGTTCCACATATAATCCATTCCACCACCTTGATCGCCATATTCATCAACAAACCATCTGTCACCATCATCATCTACAAATGTTGAATCATCTAGACCATCATTGATAAAACCAAAGGGTGCCATGTCTTGTTCTATCTGATTCTTCTGTTCTTGATATATTCTTTTTCTTACATCTTGGTCAGTCAATTCCTTAAAGTAGTCTTGTGCTACTAACCATGCATAGATTACCAGACACATAGCAAGGTCATCATTACATCCTTCCTCTGCTTCAAATGAATTGTGTTTAGCAACAAAGGTTGTTAGTTCAGAAATAATCTCATAATCATTGAAAAATAATTTATCCTCTTCAATGAGAGTTTTAAGATTCAAAGACCCTACTTTCTTGACTGTCTTGGACATTTTTATTCCAAGTTGTGTTTTTGAACCAGAAAAACCTTGACCAACAATCTGACCTGCTCTGCCCCTCATAGAGCACATAAGAAGATTCTGATACTCTAGGTCATATTGTAAGATTGATGCAACCTGGTCTCCAATATCATTGACTTCACATAATATAAATGCTTCATTATATTTTCTTGCAACTTCCCATATGATATTTGGAAACAACATTGGTTTAATTGTGTTGTTTCTATATTTTGCCACAATTCTATGTGGAAACTCTGTAATATCTGTTAGAACAAATGCAGAGTAATCATTACCAACTCCTCTTGCCACGTCAACAGTCATTACATAATCATGTCTCTTCTTAGGTGGTTCATATACATCTAAACCAGCATTCCTTTGAATGGGATTATCATAGATTAGTGTTTTAAGTTTACTAGGAGCAATCAATGTATCAACTGAACCTAAGAATTCACACTCAAACTCAATTTTAAATTGCTGTTCAGATGTGTTCTTGATGGTCTGTTTCTTCCACTTCTCATCTCTGCCAGGAACTTCAGACCAGTGAACATCTGTTGGAATATAATCATTACTTCCATTCTCAGCATCATGCCACATTCTATAGAAGTGGTTCATTCCATGAGGAGTGGAGACAATTATGACCTTTGTGCTTTTACCAGAAGTAATAGTAGGATAAACAGATGCAAAGAAGGCATCAGCGATGTGATTTGGAACGAACGCGAATTCATCCAAGAAGAGGATATTGAACGACATGCCTCTGACAGCACTCGCAGATGTAGAAGCTGCCAGTATCTTACTGCCATTTTCTAACTCCAGTGAACCTTTGTTCCATGATAGGATACCCTGCTGCATCCATTTAGGCAAGTTCTCATATGCAACTTGTAATCTACTTAAAAGTTCCCTAGCAGTTGACGCTTTGTTAGCGAGGATGCCAATATTAACACTGTCATTAAAGACGACATGGTGAAGCAGAAAAGAAATAACAGTCGTGCTTTTGCCAGTCTGTCTTGGCATTTTGCAGATGTTAAATCTATTTTGGTAAAAATTGTTGATAAGTCTTTCTTGAAAGTCATATGTCTTGAATGGTTGCAAACCATGATCAAGAGTCACAATCTTTACATAGTTTTGGGCAAAGTAGACAGGGTTATCCTTACACTTCAAATACTCTTCAATATTGTCTTGAGTAAACTCAATTTGAGTATTTGCTTTTTTTAGATTAGGATTACCAAGATAAATTTCACTCATAAATTAATCAGCAATTCCAAGCTCTAAGGGATTTATTTATCCTACTATTAGGATCATTTGCAGTTTTAGCAGAAGTCAACTTTGACTTCATCCCTTTCATTCTCGCACAAAAGCTCTTTCTACGAGGGTTCCCAACTTTTTTTGAAGGTGCTTTAAGATCGCTTCCTGGGTTTTCACGTTCATACGACTTCCTACCTTTTTCATTTAATCCTCCTTCACTGTTTTTACCAGACTTTTTTGTCCATGCTGCTCCCTCTGATACACCTGATTTTCTAAGTCTCTTTGCCTGACTCTTATGCATTTCTACTGCCTTATCTAATTCTTTGGCAATACCTTTTACACTTTCAGGATTCTTATGACTCTCTTCTACTTCAACCTCTTCACCTACATTAATCATCAGTTCTCCAGGTTGATAATCAGTCTTATCAAATCTCTTCAGATGACATCCAGGATATACTTTATCAAGTGCTGCCTGAACTTCTGTTCTAGTGGGTGGTGAAACCTCAGGGAAGAAAACTTTCATCAACATCAATTTACCTTTGAAGGTAAACATTACCTGGTAAAGATTACCAGTTTTGGCAGGTACTCTCACTGCCTCCTCAATCTTTTTTGAATCAGGACACTCCTTTACACCATGAACAGGACACTCTTCTCCTTCATGGTTATGAGCACATCCTTTTTTCTCATCCAGATATTCTACCCCTTCACTAGTTGCTTTTTTCCAACTACCACCTGCTGCCTTATACTTCTTAGCAGCCCAACCATTGGCATATGCAGAAGGATAGACATCAAACTTTGCTTTTGCTTGTGACTTAAACTTAGACCAGAGTGAGGGATTAGTTGGAACATTCTTCTCTACAAGAAGCCACTCCTTTTCACACTCAATTTTTTCAAGAATTTGTCTCACCATTGGTGAAGAACTTTCTTTAATTTTGTTTGATGTCATGATAGGTTTTCCTCCTTTGCCTGACCTGTCTGCCACTGGATCTGCTTTTCTTTTTCTTCTTACAGCAGCAGCTCTTTCTGCTTTAGACATTTTTGCTGCTTTTTCATTTGAAAGGCATTTGGGTTTGCCTTCACCTTCACCTCTAGCACATTTACCAATCCTCTCACCTTTGGTGTTGTAGCGATCCCATCCACCACCACCTTTGCCACCTTCAGGACCAGAACCAAACCACTTTCTTAAATCCTCACTTACTGAGGATCCACCATTGCCACTCCCATTGCCATTACCACCATTGCCATTACCATTACCATTAGAAACACTACCATTCTTCTTACCATTCTTTTTAGTGGTTTCAGAATCATCATCAATAGAATGACCATTCTCTTTACGAAGCATCCCCATAGGTCCAACCATCTTGAACCCCTTTGGAATGTCTTTGCATACTTTATCAGTATAGCAATAATATTTTCCGTCTGGACACTTCTTTTTCATTGATATAAAATAAGGTCTCTTAGTATTTATAGACCAATGATTGTAAGGGGGTTAGACATCACAGTGGCAACACCAGATGTGGTATCAAACTCAATTCTATTACTTTCATAATCTATTTTTTTCATATTTCCTAAATCAACACCATCACTGGCAATACCAACAGCACCACCACCAGAATTAATTTCGCTTATTAGTCTGGGCATCAGTTTGCAGTCTCCAACACTGATAGAAGAACTTTAAGAGTGGTGTTAGCACCAGCTTTAATCTTAATAGAGTCATTAGTTTGTAATACTAATTTACCATCAAGAGGAATATAAGCATCATTTACAGGGACAGCTGCTTCTTTGATAATCTCTGTTGTAGTAGAACTTCTAATATGAGACATTGTAACTGTGGTCTGTGAAGAACCATAGTTAGTCACATGAGCATAAAGCACAATACCTGTATAACCAGTGGGTGCTGTATATAATGTCTGATCTACTGTTGTTAACTGAAGTGTTTCAGTCTTAAATCTATTGAGTGCTAACTGTGCCATTTAACTAAGTGCTAGAATGAAGGGGGTCATTTCTGAGAACAAACTCTTAGAGAATGCTCTTCCACTGATTGTTCCTGTTGATTGATTTATCTGAAGGTCATCACCTATACGGAAATTACCTGCTTGATCTGTGCTTGTATAAATTACTCTTCCACCATTTTGACTCTTAACTTCATTTGCTTGAATTGTAACTCCACCTCTCTTTGGAGTGGCAGATGTTATATTATTTCCAGCACCAATATATTCAAAGGTATGAGAACTAGCAATAATTTTACTTTGTTGGAAGAAGTATGCAGTAGATCCTACTCCAACTGTATTAAGTAAATTTTCAGCAAGAGTTAATGTAGTAATTCCAGACACAATGGGTGTAGCACTATTTATTGTGAAGTAAGTATCTGCCATTACTGCTGTAGCAGTGGCAGTGGTGCCAGAATCAGGAGCAGAAATAGTGATTATTGCATTTTCAGTGTATTGACTTCCACTGCTTATTATATCAATTTCTGTAACTACACCACCCTCTAGTGTGGCAAAGGCAGTTGCTACCTCTCCATTTGGTCCTGTAGGAGATGAAACAGTGACTGAGGGTGTAGATGTATATCCACTGCCACCATTAGTGATTGTGATAGATTCTACAGATTTAAATAGTTGATCAAAATAAACAAC